AAATTACCCGTCACGTAAGGCTGTATGTGTCCATGAAAACTAATTGTAGCAAGCGCATCGCTTTCTATATCTGCTTCAATCGCATCCCTAAGAGGCTTGTGAATAGTGGCATTTATGTTTCCAATGCGATTTTCAAAATCGTAGCCACTAACAATAGCGCCTTGATAGTGATCATGCTCACTAAAATAAACGGCTGGGTTCGTCACCGGATAAACGTACACATCAAAGAACCGCAAAACTTCATAAGCTAACTCAGCAGTCGTTCTGTCCGTTCCCTGTACACCGTTTGCGGGTTTTGTTGCCGACAGTAAATCATCAACAAACTGCACCAAGTCAACTATTCCAGAATGTTCCGAAGTGTGATTGCCCGCCATTATTACCATCTTCCTGCGGTACGTATTGCGAAAATCAGGGTGTGAAATCTTGAATCCAACCCAATCCATTGCAGGCAGCACACGACTCTCTAAGTCTGTATCACCTGGATAAGTCGCTATTGAATAACCATTACCACCAGATGTGGTGTAATCAATGAATGCGTGACCGTGCCAAACATTGTTTAAATAGGCTTTCATCCTTGTCCATGTCCACATCTCTGTAAGTGAAATCTGAACCGTATCACCAGTAAAAGCTGCGTTATGACTAAACACCAAATCGCTACCTGCACCATCATCGGCGTTGGCGAATTTAGTCCAGCTAATCCCATCATAAGAAAATTGTGGATTCATTACGGGCCTGCCAGCCTGCTGATATGTCATACCCACTCGGGGGCCGTCATACTTCGGGCTTGCACCTCCGATCAAGAATGTAAACTCCGGCGTCTTCCCTAAGCATCCAGTAAAAGATTGCATTGCCACTTGCCAATCACCATTTACTGCGGCAGTGGCAGTATATGGATGTAACTCGACATCAGGCGTATCCGTTGATCCATTTGCAATAACTGTAGCTGCTTCAGCGTTGTCACCGTCCATGTGAGTTGAATTAATGATCATAGCCATTAGTCCCAATCCTCTCTTGTCAGTGTTTCAAAAGCACTAAGGGAATCGGCAGCAGTCAGGATATCGTCAGGGACGGGTTTATAGGTGATATATAGCTGAAAATCACGTAGCCTTGCGGGCATTTCCCGATTATTTATAACCCTTGGCCCCCTGGAACCAATTGAAAAACAATACCCGGAAGCGGTGCTACTAGCGTCACATTCTTCTTCAAAAAACCCCGGCGCTGCAATATCGTCACCAGCGTCATATGCAGTTGATCCATTAATATGGTAGGAATAAACACCTCTTTTTTCTGCCAATGAGGCCACGCCAAGCCTTTTCATCAACATAACATCATGACGTTCATTGCCTATATCAAACTCATTACCTGTGCCAAACTTGGCTATTGTCGCCGCCGACAGGGTTGGACTCATAGTATTCTGTGTTGGCGTACCGGCTGTATTCCTTGTCTGAAAGGCTCCCATATGTAGCGGCCCTTCTGGGTTATATGTAGACAGACTTCGTGTTGATTGCCAGCCTATATATGTAGCTTCAGAGCCTTCCCCCCACCACCAGCCATGAGCGAATGTTGCGTGTGAGCGTATCGGTGTGTAACGTCTAATAACAAGAAGAGAAGGTAATGCACCCCTGTTATCTAGCATACCCATCTGAGCGCGAAAGTCAGCAACATTAGCCGCAGTTGAATTATTACGCGCAAGAATTGCACAGTCAGTCAATGCAGTTGGGTCATGATTAAAAGAGGCAACCCCGTCAGTTCCCCAAAAGTCAGGCGTAAATCCCGCTGGAAGCCCAGATGCAAGGTGATTACCACGACCGCTTGAGTCATACAATACATTACCCTCACCTTCCTGCATCTTCCACCAGCCCACAAGATGAGGGCTTCGGTTGCCAATATTGGGCATCTTTGTCTTGATTATAATGCTCATACTGCTGCCTCCATAGTATTCAATGTAACCGTGTATGTTTCTACTGCGCCACCATTAATGCCTGACCAGCGCATCGAAATGGTTTTTATAGTGTTTACACCATCCCACAGAATCATCCTCGGTAGTTTATCAATGGCAGAAACAACCATCACTTCAAAAGGCAGCGCCGTTGGTGTTGCTGCGTCGTAATCAGCCGCAGCCAGATCAAGAATAAACGCCAAGTTATCATTGTCATCATAAGCCGTACTCCATGCAACCAATAAAACCTGTGTCGCAAGCATTGCTTCGGCTGGCTCTACCCAAAATCCGGTGCAGCCCGCTTCGTTTAACCACACTTCATTCGCATTAGTATCAACGGGTGTTGCATCATCTGGAAACATTGCTTGCGCCCTAACAGGGCCGGATACGGAATCTGATGAATTATCTGCGATTAGAACATTCGCCGCAGGATTGCCTCTGCTGTCTTTTACGCCCTCTGCATGTCTTGGTATATATCCACTCATAGTTTCACCTCAATTCGTTATTCAGTTTTATTTTGTAGCCCATCAACTCAAGCGGCAACCCGCCGGGCCTGCACACTGCCCGCGCCCGCGCTTGTCGTCAGCCTCACACTCACGCCGTCAGAAACTATTTGTATATTAAAATCATTCCCAGCCGACAGCGATGTTAAATTTCTAATGTTTGCCCAGCCGGCAGTAGCGCCGCCGTATAGCTGCAATGTCGTCGTTCCCGCAATAATGCGCCCGAGGTTATACACCCCGGCCGGGATAACCGTCCCGGCTGCTGACGATGTTAGCGTAACATCATCGGACGGCGTGTTTATTTCACTCGAGAAATTAACAGCGCCCGCTGCGATTTCAGACGAGCCGACCTGATCAGCGCCAATCATTGCGGCGGTGACATAATCATTTGCAAGCTGTGGCGCGCCGGCGGCCTTTTCAGTGATGGCTATCGGGTTGTCTCTGAGTTTCGTCATCAATGACTCAGTAACCGGCGAGTCTGTATCGATGTCGGTGCCGGGTATCGCGGTGTAAGTCGTCATAATTTAGCCTTAAATAATAAGATACGGATCATCGCCGTTGCTCATCTGCAGCGTTGAGGTATCACAAATAAACGCATACGCCTGCTGGTTTGATGCGCTCTCTGATAGGTAGTCGTTGAGTGTGTCCGGCCCAACCCGCGCGAACATTGCCGACTCGAAACGATACTGCAGCGCCTCGATGTGCACGCGCTCGGCCCCTGGTGAATGCGCGGCTGATAGTATTTGCATCTCAATGCCAAGCGGCGATCCATCCACGGCCTGAGCGATGTCACTCAGTACGTTAATGTGCTGGCCGACGGTTTTATTAATGTCTTTTAAATCAACATCACCGGATAGCAGCAGCGGCGGATCTTTAAACCTGGATAGATACCGACTAGCGACCTCGCCCGTGTTCGTAATGTTTTGCATCCAGCGCGCGAATATCTTTTTGATGGCCGGCGCGTTATAAGCGATGGCCGATTCGCCCGTCAGATCTCGGCGCGACTGCAGCGCTTTGTAGTTTTTAACCTCGCGGGCCTCGGTCCAATTGCGCACCTCAGAATAATACAAAACCCGACTGACACGCTCAGACTGCCGGCTTTTAATTAACGCTGAGTTATTAACAAAGTCTGCGTCGGTAAGCACCTCCAAGCTCGAAAATTCAGGCGTCTGCGTCTGCCACTTTATTTCCTGGTCAAGCGCCGACCACCATAGATCACTGTTCGTCTCGATGCAGATCTCTGATAGCAGTGTATTAACCGGCGTCGGCTCGCTGATGATTGTTTCGAGGTAGTATCCGTTCGCCCATGTATCAGCCTCGGTATTCCATTCAGCCGTCGGAATATAAGCGGCGGGCATTGCGGCGTAGTTTTCGAGCAGGTCAGCCAGCACCAGGTCAACGCGGGCGGCGGCGGTGCCGTCTGCAACATAACACAACTGTACCGTGTCATCCTGCGCGTGATCGTCGGGCGTTGTGCCGCCGTGACCTCGAGCCGCAATGGTAAATGTATCAACGGATCTCGACGTGATCGATATAAGCTCATCGTTAATGCGCAACACATGCGCGCCGGCTGGATAGTCCGCGCCCTCGCCCGCATTGAGCGCGAATGTCGACGTTGTGCCGCTGGCAAGATTTGCCGCCAGCGTGCCCGTGCTTGCAACGGGACATTGCGCCTTGCTCGCCTCGGCCAGTATCAGCGGATCTTTTGCCGTAATTTTAACCCTGCCGCGACTGTCCGGGCCGTCGATCGTATCGATAATATATAATAGTTCGCGCACGTCCTCAGCGAAGCGCCCTTCGCCATAGAAATACTGCGTTACCGCAATGTGGCGGCCGACATAGTGTTTGTGCCTGGCGATCAGCTTGCCAAAAAATGTACCCTGCTCGGTCGGTGTATAGCTGCGCGTACTAACGTATGGGTCGATATTTATATCATGGTGCGGAAAATCAAGGCACTCGATCGAAACGCTGCCGCGATAACTCAACCCCTTGCCCGGTGTGATTTTCTCTGGCGCGATCCTGATCGAATCGATACAGGGAATATAAACGCCGCCGGGCGCAACGGCGGGCGGCTCGAGTATATCGGCCTTAGCGGTGGTCAGTGTTAAGTCTTGCGGAATAAGGCTATCGTAATTCGCCGAATCTTGGCACGTGCTAAAAGTATTAAAACACTCCATCCCGGCGGCGGCCGACGCCGTGCATGATGATAATGCACTGGCCGCTGTTGTTTTTACATAGTGCGTTGCGCTGGCGCCGCTGTTTAGCTGCGCGCCCCACGCATATAGATAATTACCTGCGGCTGGTGTGTTCGTCGGGTCGACTCTTGCGACTATAATAGTATCAGCCTCAGCGCCGCCGAACGTATGCGCCAGGGTGTAGCGCACCGGCTCACCGGTCAGCGTAATCGCAACCGTGCCAACATCGCCGACACTATTGTCGTATAAAAATAGCTGCGCATCTATCGGCTGGTCCGCGTCGGTCCATAGCCACACAGAAAACGTAAATGTTAATGACGCCAGCGCAACACCGGTGTCATAACTCTGAGGCAGAGACGGGTCAGCCGTGCCGACACAAACGAGCTTATCAGCCGACACCGTGCCATCGGGCGCGGTCGCCTGGTCGGCCGTAACGGATAGCCGCACCTTTGCCCAGTTTGCATGGTCGAATTGCTCGGAATACGTCAACAAGTTTGTCGACGTTTGCCCGTACGCCTTAACGCATTGATCAAGCGATAACCTGGCCGTCATGATCGGCCGGCGGCCTGACTTAAGTTTAGCGGCTGCGTACGTCATGTTTCAGGCACCGATTTCCATAACATCGCCTTAACCCGCATATCAATGCTCAAGTGACAAAGATTCGAATAGACCGGCTCCGGCGCCGTGTCATCCAGCCAGCAAAAAACCGAGTCACCTGGATAATCCTCGTAATTCCAGCAAAACATAAACGGCCACCGCGCCGCATGATCAAGCCACCCCTTATAATCACTGTAAAGCTCGGCGGTCGTGATCGCGTTCTGCCTGATGTTAAGGTCGCGCGTCGCTTTTGACACACTGCGACCGAGCAGTACGCCGTGATTGTTCACGCTGTTTTTTGCCGAAAACTGTTCAAACATCGGCGGTCTGAAGCCTGTGTTTAACGGCTTTAGCTGAAGCGCTTTTCCGATGGCTGCGTGATAAATTTGATCATCGGCTGACGTAAAGTTAAACAACAGAAAAAAACCAACCTCCGTTGTCGGTGTAATGCGCCTGAATATCGGGCTGTCGTCAGTTGGTGAGAATTTGTCCAGCAATGTACTCGTGAATCCGTCATCACTATACAACGAGACCCTCGTGCCACTGGTGCCTAAATTGTGCCCGAATATAGACCAACAATCTATTTCATAAGCAGCACCAAGGGATACTGACATTCTGGGCCCGCCGGAGCCCTGCCCGTGAATCCATCGGTCAAAAAGCAGGTTATCATGCGCAAACGCGCCGCTATTATCGACTTCGTGAGTAAAGGTAACAGTCGCGCCGGCCTGATTAAAAATATTGTCATATAAGACATAAGCCGTCATTGCGCCACCACCCGAATGTCTAGCCCGGCACTATCGCGCAGCGCTTCGCTCAAGTCTGTTTCGATAAACTCGCGCACTGCCTCGGTATCGGTAATGCCACGATCAAAACTTATATTAATCACATTACTGGCCGGCGCTGTCGTCAAACCATCCTCTGCGATCGGCGCCGTCTCGACCGGTATGTCATTGATCACGCCCGCGCTGCCGGCCAGGCTCGGCGTTGTGCCCGCACCGCCGCCGCTGAATGACGTGGAGCGGATCGCCTGCACCTGCGCGAAAGCTGCCGCACCATGCAGCGCAGCAAGGCCGATATTGATCGGGTAAGGATAGGCGGCCAGCGTGCGCGAGATCCCCTCATAGGCGCCAATCACTGCGTTGGCAATCGCCGCCACCTTGTTTATTTTAAACATGGTCTTGCTGTTCTGCGCGACGCCGGCGGTCAGCGTTGCAATCTCATTGAGCACGGTTTTTGTGCGCTGGCGCGTGTTCTTTTCCTCGAACTTGCGCCGGGCAAGAATCCCCTTTGCCTCAAGACTGCCGAGCGCGGCCTGATGTTTGAGCAGTGCCGACTCGAGCCGCTCGTATTCCTGCTGTTTTAAATCAAGCTGATAATCACTCCCGGCGGTGGTGTTTTCTTCGACGATCTTTAGGCGGCGCTCGTAGCTCGCCCGCAGCGCTTCTTCTTCACTCAATAGCGTTTCAAGGTATCGCTTGAACTCTGCATCACTTGCTTCCTTACTCGGCGATGTCGCGCCCACAGCACCAACGACGGCGGCGGCCTTTTCTGTCTCAACGCGCGCGCGCTCGGTGCCCTGTGTTTTGAGTGCGGCGATCTGCTCTTTTATCTTTTCGTTTTCAGCGTCAAGCGCGGCGATTCGCTCGACCGTTCGCGCGCGGTCGCCCTTCGCTAAAACCCTTAATGACTTTTCTTGCCTGACAATTTGCCGGTTATTTTCAAGCCATTTCTCGTTGAGCTCGTCGAGTTTTAAATCAGTCAGGCGCGCGTCTAATAATCCTACGGCCTCGGCGGCGCGCCTGGCTTTATTAATAAACGCAGTCATGTTATTGGCAGCGGCAACAATCGCCGGGCCGAAGGTATTTAGCAGACTATTACCGAGGCCCGAAACTGCCGTGCCGATCTCAGCCATAGCGGATTGAACCTCAACGCCTTTTTTCGCCAGGTCGTCATCGATCACAGCGCCGAGCTCGGTCGCCCGATTTTTCAGTGCGTCAAATTCGCCGCCCGTGGATTTTATTGTTCTTAAAAGTCGTACGCCTTCAGAGTCGAATAATTTAAACGACAGGCGAACTTGATCGCTTTCGGTGGTTACTTTGTTTAACTGCTCGGCCAGCACTTCAAACTGTGCGCTAGGGTCGAGCTGGCCGAGCCGTTGCGCATCGATGCCGAGCTCACGTAGTGCGTCCTGCGCTTCGCCCGTGCCCTGCGCGGCCTCTGCGACGCGCCGGGTCATGCGCTGCAGCGCCATTGCGAACGTGTCGAAGCGCACGCCCGTTTGTTCAGCGACAAATTGATACTGTGAAAGCGCCTTAGTGCCGATGCCGAGCTGTGTTGATAGTCGGCTGATATTATCGGCGGCCTCGGCGGCGCGTTTTGACAGTGTGAGAATGCCGGCAGCCGCGCCGAGGGCTGCCGTTCCAAGCGCAGCGGCGCCGATCTTTGCCGCTCTTTTCAGCCGCTTTTCAACGTCATTAACTGCCCGCTTCGACTTATCCTCGGCGGTGATCTCATACGTGATTTTTGGCTTCGGCATTTTTAGCGCTTCGCTCGTTTATTGCGTCGATTCATCCATATAACCCAACCGCGATAGACATCAATCGGCAGCTCGAGCACCTTGTTAATGTCGAGCTCCCCTAGTTCATGCGCCAGGTCATAGACCTGTAGCAGCTCCGCATCGTTCAGGACTTTTTTTCGGTGGTCTCAAACGACTCGCTGTCAAGATTCTGCATTTCTGAAACTGCCAGCGTGATCAGGTCCGCGTCACTATAGCGCAGAAAATCATCGTATTCGCCCGGCTGAACCAGCGGCCGGCCTTCGGCATCTTTTGCCCGCACTTGGAAATGCCGAGCAATGCGCGACATTGTATCGCCCTCGGCCTCGATGGCGCGGATCTGCCCCAGCGTCAACGGCTTTGCATAGATGTCCGGCAGCCCTTCGACCTTGATCACTTCCGGCGTCGCGTCGGCGAAACGGCGTTTTAAGTCTTCAGTCAGCGACATTATGGAACGCTCGTGGTGGTCAGGTCGCCGTTGATCTTGATCGACATGCTCAGCGACACCAGGCCGTCGTTACTGCCGCCGCGCTCGATTGAAAGTACCGTGCCGCCGCCGGTCGTTGTCTCGAAATACTCGTTGCCCGAGCCGCTGCCGGCCGGGTATATTTCGATATCTACGACATTGCCGACCGTCAAGTCGCCCTGATTGCCGTCGGCCGGCGCATAGAATCCGCTGATCGATAACGAGCGATCGTTAGCACCGGCAATGCTTGCCTTTGTGCACGTGCCGATCTCGCTGCTGTCGATGTCCTCGGCTTCTTCTGATAGCGTCCATTCCTGAATCCCGCCAACAATCGCGAGCGCGCCGGTTGCTGCTAAATCCTTTGTCTTGATCTTTCCAAAACACCCTCTGATTGCTGTTGACATAATAACCCCCGTTATACTTTGCTATCCGGTGCCCCTTCGGCAGCGTGATAGTACATTGTAAAAATCATTTCAATCTTTCCTAGTGGCTGGTCGCCCTCGAGATCGATCTCTATCGTTTGCTCGCCAAGCTCAATGTAATTATTACAGAGCGCAAGCAAAGCGCTGTTGCTGTAGATCGCTGTTTCAACCTCGCTCGCCATATCGTCGAGCGTGTCGAGTAAATCGGTATACGCTTTCACATAACCATCAACCACAATCTCGACCTGCCACAGCGGCGCGCATTGCATTTGCCCCTGCTCATAGTCAGGCGTCGAGCGGCGAGCCCATACGGCCAGTGTCGGGCTCATGCCGTCGGCCAGGTTATACACGGCGCCCGATTCGACCCGCGTCGATGTCGTCGTCAATCCAGTGACGGCGGTTACCACTGCTTTTCGTATCTGTTCGCGATAATGTGCCATCTATGCCTCGCGCAAAATCAACAGCGTTTCGCCGTCGTCGTTCGGCTGGTGTTCGACAATAATATAATTTGTGCTTGCTCGGCGGATCGTCTGCCCCCTGGCCGGCGCGTCACTGGTGCGACACCAGCAAGCCGGCGCCGTGCCCGACACCCTGGCATAGCCGTCTGCGTCAAGCTCGATATAATCCTGATCCCAAACGCCGATAAAGTCAGTGCCAAGCGCATACGTGATTAACTCAGCGTGTCCGCTGTGAGTATCATAAAAAACATCGCCGCCGCTAATATCGGCGGCGATGGCATCACGTAGCGTTGTCACCTATCAGCTAAATCAGAAGAACACGTTTGGCGACAGTATGACCGTCACCGCCGTGGCCCCTGTCACCGCTGCCGCCGAGGCAAAGCCGACCATCAGGTCGCCGGTCGCGGTGTTATTCAGCTTGCCGGTTGAACTCACATAGACCGCATCGCCCTGCGTGAAGCCGGTATCGGCTGCCGCCACTTTGGTCAGATTGAACTCGCCTTCGATCGCGCACGGTAGCGTCGCACCCGTGACCGCCGTGTTAAGCGCAACACCGACCACGTTAGTGAATTGAATCAGCGCGCCCTCGGTGACGTTGCCGGTCGTGGTGTAGTTAATCCGCGAACCTTCGCCATTGTAACCATTAGACATATTAGTACCCTCTTATAATGTTAAAGCCGAAGCCCGCGCCTATGCGCCAGCGTTGCGGACCAGTGCCTTATACCCCAGCGGCGCCACGCCGCACTCGAGCCGTGTCTTGTACTCGATGCCGTCCACGGTCCAGCCGTCGCGACTTTCCAGTGAGGGCATGCGGTTACCGTTCAAGAATGCGACCTCAATCGTATCGTGTGCCATCGGGTTAGCCGTGCCGTAGTAAATCGCCGAGCTGGCCGCATCCAGACGCGCGTCAGCAACGACGCCGATTCCTGTAAACGGATTCGGCCGTGTACCGCCGCCGCCGGATTCGGCTGTTTTCTGGTCCGGGTCGTTGGCCGATTGTGCCAGCACGAGCGCGGTTGTTTCCAGTGCAAGCGGCACGATCAGCGTTGACAGGCGAATGTTTTGCCCGTGAGCCACGCTGTTCATACCTGACTGTAGCCCCATTAATACCTTCATGGCGTCAAGCTGAGCAACGGAAGGCGGCGCGCCGCTGGTGATGATGTTCGAGCGCGTGGCGTGGAAAATCGCTGTACCATCGCGCAGCGTTGCCGGCGTGGTTAGCACCGCATACACCAGGTCGCCGACCTTGCGATTTGCAGCCCGGCCCATTTCGCCAGGTATGCGGGTTAGCGCGTTAACATCGTCATTGACGATCACCTCGCGTGTAATCGCAAACAACTTGCCGTACTTCGCCGCCTGAATATATTCACGGTTGTCTGACATATCGCCGTGTTTATACTCGCCATTTTCGGCGATTTCATCGAGGTCCGAGAACTCCGACATATCAACGCGGGACTCCTGGCGGAAGCTCGAAACCGAACCCACGCGCACGATACGGTCCCAGGTTTCCTCGGCCTCGTTAAAGCCTTGCATCATTGCCTTACCGGCAATATTCTCGACCACGGCCGCAAAGTTGCCCGTACCCTGGCCGACAAAACGACGGCTGGCCGGCAGTGCGTTCGGGTTGAGCGCAAAGCCAACGACATCATAGGTCGAGAATCCGCGCACATCGACACCCTGCAGGCGCAACGCCTCGCGTGCCATTTCGCCCAGCGTCAGGCGGCCAAATGGATTTTCGGATTGCGCCTGGCGCGCTTTCATCGCGTCCACGCCCTCCGGCATAATACCGGCCTTGAACTCGGCCGCCTGGCGCATTGCATCAAATTTCTTTTCGCTGTCCTCAGTGCCAACGCTCACATCGCGTGATGTCATCTGCGTATCAACGTGGCGCGCGTCACCGATCGCTGCTGACTGATCGATGTTCTTGCCCGCCATAGCGATTATTGCCTGGCGCGCGGCCTCGATAGTCGCGCCGCTGCTGACCAGCGTCTTTCGCAAACCGTCGTACATGCTGCCATTAAAGCCCGGCGCCTCGAAAAGTAAATCAATCTCAGCGACGCGCTGGCGTTCGATGTTCGCGCCCTCGGCCTGGCCGGTCTTGCGGCCCGTTTCAAATTCAACGACGACACCCTGGCCGCCGCTGTTGTTTCCGCCGTTTGCGGTGGTGTCGTTTTTGGTGGTCATGGTATTACCCTCTGTTAAAGTAGTTTGATTTCGGCCGATTCCGACCTGTGGATCGGCAGGCACGGAGACGACAGATCCTTCTTGTGGTGTCCAACGGGTCGCGGTGACTGTCACCTCGCCTGTATCGTTATTTTCTTCACGGCGCGTCTGCTCGATACTGTAGCGTATCGAGACATCGGTCAACGTGCCCTCGTCAACCTGCTGTTTTCGTAGCTGGCCGGCGTCTGTTTGAGAAAAGACAATATCGCCCTCGAACATGCGCCGCGGGCTAACACCTAGGCCGTTAATGCGCCCGATCGGCTCATTAACATTGTGGTTGAACAGCAACACCAGGCCATTACGCGCGCGCTCCATATTGACCGCTTCGGGCGTATGTTCGAGTATTTCAGTCTCGCCCCAGCGCTTCACCGGGTATTCACTCGACAGGCTGACGCGATAGACCGCCTGGCCGGCGTCATCTTTGCGCGTTTCGATCGCCATTGTGCGCTCATAAAACTGATCGGTGTTAATACCCTGTTCGCGCTTCATGTCATGCGGCCTCGCTCTCGTCGTCGTCTATGTCTTCAGTGTTTCCCGCTGAGCTGTCCGGCTCGGCGTCATCGATCGTCGAAGCGAAAACAGCCTGTTCTTGTTCTTGCTCCATTTCCTCAACCACCTTGCGCGGATCGCGCCCGCGCTGGCGCATAATCTCGCTGCGGCTTTCCAGCTTTGACGCGACCAGCTCGGCCCAGGCTTTCGCCTCTTTCTGCGGGTCGATCCATGGCAGCGCCGGTGCGCGGAAGTCACAACGGAAAATAGACCCCGGCTCAACATCACTTAAATTAATGCGCCCGGACATAATCTCAGCGCGGATAAAGTCGCGCCACACGGGTTTATACAGGCGTCGCACCAGGTATGCGAAATGCACCCGATACGCAACCGCACCCTCGACAAGCTCCTGGCGTTGTGCCGAGTACGTGCCGTTGTAGTCCTTTGCGATTGAGCTGTAACGCGTACCCGTTCCGCCGGCGACCGCGCGCACCATGGCAGCGCGGAAATCCATCAATCCAGTATTTGGGCGCTTGCTCTCGATTGTCTCGACACCCTCGCCCGGTAACAGCTCGAAACCCATACCCGCCGACATCGCAAGCGACCGATTGCCGGCGGTGTTGACCGTGACTGGGCCCATGCCTGATTCTGAGCTCTTTGTAATCGCGAACGTAAAATCGGCCGCCACTTTCGCAGCAATGCGCTCGCTTTCTTCGTAGTCTTTAAGATCGCGTAGCCTGTTAATTACCGCATGCACCAACGGCACGCCGCGAGCCTGTTTGATTCGGCGCGTGAATTTCAAATGATGCACGCCGCTGGCCGATACACGTCGCAAGTCGTTCAAATTGACCGCTTGCGTTAAATTGACCTTATCGTTCGGATTTGTTTTATAAAAATAATAATTGCTCGGCGCGCCCCATTGATTTCGCTCGATGCCATGGGTTACGCGCCCGTCGTTGGTGTTTGCGTCGAACGGGCAGTAATCCGCTTCGGTTAGCTCAAGGGCGAATTTAACCCTTGTTCGATAATTGAATCGATCAGAGAAAATAGGGCGAATGAATATTTCGCCATCGCGAAACAAGTGCCGCGCAACCTGGCGCTCGAGCTGTTCGAAACCAAACTCACCGGTTACTTCTGGATAATCGCCCCACTCCTGGAAATCATCATATACCCGTTTATTAACGTCTTCGTTGAGCGTGCCGTCACGGTTGCGAATCATCGGCGCAACATTAGCGCCAGCGCCGACCACATTATTTAACAGGTCATCGAATACCGAAACAACAATGTCGTGGTTTTCCTCGAGGTAGCGCGATAGCTGGCGAAGACTCGAGCCGGCGTTATCCATTACCGCGTCACCGCTGGCATTATTCGAAACTACGGGCCTGAATTGCGAATTGCTCGCGGCCTCGTACATGCGCTGCAATTCTTTATCCTGGCGCGCGAGTCGCTTTAATTCGCTGTTGATATAGCTACCGGGTAGCCAGATGCCTGCTTTTGAAATGTGGCCGCTTTCTGTGTTCATGACCAGGACGCGGTAACAGTGCCGGCATTGCTGGCGCCGTTGGCGGTGGCTGTGAGTTCGCGCTCGTGGCGTAAATAGCCGTTAAGCTGGCGCTGCAATGATGCGAGTGTCTGCCGCGTTGCCTGCTTGTCGCCTTTGCCATAGCTCAATGCAACCTCGGCGGAAGCGATAGACGCCCGCACGTCGGTAATGAGTGCCGCTACTTCGGCCAGCGTCAGCGCAGATGATGCCATAGTCAAAGACTATCGCAATTACGCAGCGATTAGAACAGCGACTTGCGTTTATATACCTCACTCGCCTGACCAGCGTGAATCGCTGGTTCTGTTTTTGCGGTGGGACTTTCTTCGATCGGCAGCAGTTTATGGATATTTAACGAGTGCGCGGCAGC